TACCAGGATATCCGTGTGCAGATATTACAAAGCTTTTTGTTCACGATTATGATCAAGGAAGATTGAATTCAGGTGAATTTGAGGGAGCTTTAACTACTTTTAAACAGAGCACTCGAGGTCCGATTAGTGTAGTTAAGACAGTATATAAGGTGAATTCATTGGATACAACAATTACAGCTAAGATTCCTACAAACAAAACAACATTTTTTGGAAGCAAAATTTATGATGAAATTAAGATGCGTAGGTGTTATTATTATCAAGGTCAAACTACAAAAGGAGATTGTGGTTCTCTTCTAGTCATTTTTAATAAATTTTTAGAACGTAAGGTAGTTGGTATTCATGTAGCTGGATCTAGTACATATGGCTTTTCGGTTCCATTGACATATGAAGAGATAACTAAAGGATTAGCTGGTCTAGATATTGAATGTAATTTTGCTGTTAATGTGGATGAATTGTTGAGTGAAAGACCTGAAATGCCCCAAGGTGAGTTTGTACCACTTGGGAAAAGTGAAATTCGTGTTGGACAAGCTACAAAAACAGCATTGCGGCCATCTCTTTTGCATGGCCATTTGAAACCTGTTCTAAAACATCCAGCTCGTCTCAAACCTTTTGTTCAAGACGGTGAAATTATTGATCCATTGATGGTAGGTTTGAAGAAGTGTGGGGTTAAAACATCATATTTGGAGCCTAAGGTTTTGGATGAAATATCAAGTGTTATGCTTGCTGAACTCAATCAGGATCATGCTGGTGTGCAACCTCGAATTTTCTTGTCATATGAGGAAGCAGTTGAGGGTGTAGATGATGATTTTATTCGATCAATAAATAGAACGACTTCAGCAGGATTCCCATATGCGCAAGAAAAAAGAAGGAAACCTGGAAAACAAGATTTTCTTGGTAGTGGTGATGATTTTGATTGTACTCCTCCTTTTAAAACAGCTGATGGGGAACGTTTATTTAATGATGTTTACGCTTTATTAGAATCATATAAAAATTTAGAATTAAAAGGAGTTTATTGTATAGATACTTTAAAAGATGAATTACGTTCAAAAGATACAACTCGTGTATTTTCTGCGTGTCCTCAGCACTATGTCATTGCTTTTCGTATGTATTATTTAGGATTTTGCTCTTGGCTTATGCATAATCGTCATCATAATGGGATTGCTGTTGGTGTGAATCCTTTCGCAGATGAGTGGAATTTATTAGCTTCCTTGTTAAAACAGAAAGGTAAAAGAGTTGTCGCAGGAGATTTTTCAAATTTTGATGGCTCCTTGAATTCACAAGTTCTTTGGGCTATTTTCCATGATATTTATATTCCCTGGATTAAGATCAGATTACATGCTGTAGAATTAGAATTATCTGAAGAAGATTATCGTATCTGTTTCGGTCTTTGGTCTCATCTTGTTCATTCAATCCATATTTTTGGAGATAATGTCTATCAATGGACACATTCTCAACCATCTGGAAATCCAATTACTGCAATTTTAAATTCAATCTATAATATTTTTATTATTCGTTATGCTTGGTATAATATTTTCCATGGAACACCATTGCAAAGTCAGTTGAAATTTAGTAAATATGTTTTTATGATCGCCTATGGAGATGATAATGTTATTAATATATCCGATGAAATTATAGATAAGTTTAATCAAATAACAATAACACAAGCTCTTGCTACGATAAATCACACTTATACTGATGAAGGGAAGACTGGTCAGTTAATAGCCTCACGAACTTTAGAAGAAACTCAATTTTTAAAACGTGGTTTTATTTTTAATCAAGAATTGTCGCGTGTCGTTGCTCCTTTAGATATTAGTACAATATGGGAAATGTTAAATTGGGTTCGTATCTCAAAGTCACAATTAGATTTAAATTCAATTTTATTGACAAATATTGATGTCGCTTTTCGAGAATTAGTTTATCATGGTCGTGACAAATATAATGAATTGGCTTCAGTAATTACCTCAAATTCTTTCCGTTTTCCTGGAAAGAAACCTGTGATTCGACCTTATGAAGCTATGCTCTATGATGTTGAGTATGGCTGGGATATTGAGGAGTATGCTTTCTTTTAACTTTCTATCCTCCAATGGTTCTTATGAGATGAAAAGATGAACCAGAAGGTTGTGGTTGTAACGCGTGATCCCTGTCGACATAATAATTTTGTGGGTTTAAAAATGTCGATTATGCTGTGTTACAGAAGGGCTTAGCTATTTAGCTTTATTGATCAAGGTGGTCCGAGGCAGCCCCTCAAAATCTAGGTCGCCCCACTGCTCGAGGAAAGATTAAGTTATCTTCCTTGCTAAGATTTTAACTTGCTGCAAATCATGAAATCGGAGAACGAGAAGTTCTCAATCAAACTCAAGAAGTGGTTACATTCACTTCAGAGGGTGTAACTCCCTCAACTCAAGCCTTGCCAGATATTGTCGATATTGATACTCGATATCTCCATATGACGGCAAAGGAATTTCGCACACACTCAGTCGTTGATTTTCTATCTCGTCCAGTTGTTGTTTCAACAACTGCTTCCACATGGGACACTACCCAAACTCAAGGAACTCAACTAGTATCTTATAATTTTCCTGATGTTCTTCTAACA